GACAATGTATCTTTTCTGTTTTTGCCATTAGTATCCAAACTCCTGTTCTTCTTGATCTAAACGACCCCCGACAACCCCGAGCCATTGTCTAAGTCCATTGCGCGTTGTTTTAAATCTGCCGATACGACCCTCATTCATTAACTTATTAACACTGCCAAGAATCGTTGATTTTGCCCACCTTTTAAGATTAGCAGCATTTATGTCGTCATGGGCGGCAGTTCTGATTGCTTCAGGAACACCATTTGTTCCACCGCCGACAGTCATTTGAATACCACGACTTTCCCGATCTGCAATTAAAGCAAATAGATATTCTTCCCGACTTTTAACTTTTTCCATAACTTGTCTAGATGATTTTAAATCCACTGTTCTATCTTCTAATAATCCCGTATCTGGGTTTCTAATAAAGTGTCTTATTTCCCGATTGGCAGGACCATTTGATTTTACAACCGCACCATCAAATACAGCGTTTCTTGTGTATTTTATATTTAATTCTGTGCATCTGCTCTCCGCTAGTGATGCGTCTACTTGCCAAACAGCAAAAGCTGAACGAACACCATCAACAATTGCTGATGTACCCCGAATAAGGTTACGAGCCTCTTCTGGCGTTGTGATTGGTTCTTTGTCTCTAATTTTAGCCATATGGTGGTTTACGATCACCGTTGCCCCTGTTTCTGTAGATATTTGCGCTAATAAACCCATAAATGCTGCACCTGCAGCAGGATCTGCATTTACATCTGCATGCACAAATGATGCCATTGGATCAACAACAACCAACGCGAGATCCTCAATCTCCAACATCTCTTCGTAAATCTTTTCAAACTCAGGTGATGTTGCGTATGTATTGTCAACTTTCATCATAATCGGAAACACCCCGCCTTCATTTGGCAGCGGCACAACGATGAGATCATGGTCATAACCCGAGCGTTTGTTCAGGGGGTCAAGCCTGTTGATCCGGCGATGTAGTTCGTCCCGATCATCTTCTGCTGAAAGAATGATAGCTGTCCCGTGTTGGGAGACCATACCCCCGAAGGCGTTTTGCATTCCGTCACCTGACGCAACTTTCATTGCCAGATCAAGTGTCATCATACCTTTACCACTATCGCCTGCGGCTGCAAAAACAACAGGAACCCCGAGGGGCATAGTATCCCCGATCAAAAACTTTTGTTCTGGTGCGCTGCCTTGAAACTGCGCACTGGCAAGCAAGTTAGGGTTTTTAAGAGATAATGACTTTTTTACCTTGTGTGTGGGCGCGTTAAGAAAGTCCGATATGTCAAACCCTTCTTCAATTGCGTCTGCTGCATCCCACTTTTTAGGCTTACCCTTTGGCGGCACAAGCATAGTGATTAGCTTTGCCCCCGCATTTTGCGACAACTCCTGAACGATCTTTGCAAGTTTTAAACCCGCCTCATCATTATCAGGCCATATGATAACTTCCTTGCCTTGCAACGGAGAGAAATCAAATTTGTGTTTTGTGTTTCGAGATAACATCCCCGCACCACCAATGGTGCATGTTGCTGTATATCCCTTTTTTGTTAGTTCATCTGCACACTTTTCACCCTCAACCCATATCACGCGATCTGATTGTGCTATATCAGGCAGATTATAAAGTGGTCTGGTTTCAGGCAAACGTGGAAACTGGCGGAACTCTTTCTTTGTATTCCCGTCCGTATCCCGAACAATTTCCCCTGTTGAGTCCCTCTCTATGTAACGCCTGACCGTGACAAGTATTTCTCCATCTTCTGATAGATATAAATACTCACCATCATGTGGTGTATTTACATCAATCACCCGGCGTTGTTTAATTTGTTCGGGTTGTGTTACCGGGGGCTGCTGCGCCATGCTTGGATTGATTGGATTCATTGGNGGCTCTAACTTTTCTTTNTCNAAGAATGTAGAGAAATGTTCTGCCACATCTTTGATCNTCCAATCATAAGCTGCCATCAATATTTTTGTGATGCCACCAATGCCCTCACCTGTGTTAAAATCCATGCCACGCATGAAATTTGGGCTTATCGGATCAATATCAATCTTTAATGACTGACCCGCTTCGCCAGATAATGAGCCGATATAGAACTCATTTCTAATTACTTTACCGTTAGGAAATGCNCGTTTTAATGATTCAATNTGAACATATGACGGAACTTTGTCCGTTATCTCCGCAACTAAATCTTTTTGATTACTACCATATCCTGTATTGCCAACTACTCTTAATGACATTATATTGTACCTATACTCATATACCACTTCATAATGGGGCTAGTTTNAGGACTAGNCCCTNNTTTTTATTCATCTCTCCAACAAGTCTCCCTAAACTCACAAAACTTGCAAAGAAAGAAGTCTTTGCTTTGTGCGACTCTTGGTAAGATGTCACCTACTTTCGAAGCCGTCAAGATATTTACGGCTTTATCGCTTGCCATCTGAGCTAATTCCTGATCGTAAGGAACCAACTCATAGTAAACTTCTGATGTATTTTTATTCACAACAGTAAACAACGCAGGATGTTCACTTAACTCCATATATGTTTGATAAAGAGCGATCTGCGTTGCGTATGTCGGGTTCGCCTTTGCTACACCATGCCGAACAAAAGCCTGAAACCTTTTATCGTTTGACGATTTATTTTCCCATAAAGCAGGGTATCCCATCGTCACCGGACCATCACAAATCACCCCATCAATGTGACCCCTGATCTGATCGTCAGCGATAGAGAAGCCAAATTGTTCGCCTTGTTTGTCCTCTGTGCGTAAATCAAATCCTGCATCTCTGAGCCATTTAGCTGTATAGTCCTCTATCTCGTGACCAAACTGAAAAATGCGCAAAGTCTGTGCGCTAAACCCTGACCTCTCATCCTGCGGATAGTTAAGAAACCGATACTGTATCTTTCTACTGCACTCTTCTCCAATACTAGATGCACCAAGATATTTTCTGCGCTCACGCTTTTGCTCATTGCGCAAGATTGCATCGTCTACCTCTTTCTTTATTGCATCTGCTACTGGATCAGAAGGGGATGCTCGTAGGTGGGAAAGTGCCTGTTGACTTAAAGTATTTGTCTTCGAGAACTCCAACATCTATCTCCTGTGATAATAATTTTGCTTCCTGTATGGCAAAGAGTAAAACGTGAACTTGATCTTCTGATAGATCGCAAAATCTAGTACCCCAACCAAACTTCTCTAATATAAAAGCTAACTCATTTATTGCCGATCTTGACTCTGGTATCATTGTCAATGCACTGTCTCCCTTCCTGATCCATCAATTAATAAATCTACTATTTCGTTTATTTCTTCTTTTGGGATGTCTGAATTCTTGTAGTGCATCATCATAAGAGTTGATTTATTTACTATTACGTCTGCTGACCCGAACAAAACTTCGTCTTCCTCATTCTCCTGAAACTCATCGTAAACAATTTCATTTACTGTTTCAGTAATCTCTTCAATGTCGAGTAAATCTTTACAATAGCACATGTACTGACGATTTTCTGTGTACAACTCATTGTCTTCTTTTCTTTTAGCCATTGATACAATCAATTCAAAACGAGCCATCGCTTTCATCCTTTCCTTCGTTATGTCTTAACCATAACGCTAAATCGGCAAGAATGTACTTAAATTGTGATGGATCTATTTTGGCAACTAACTCACCGTCGTACCAAACCTTGAGTCCATCATCATATACTGCCCACCTTGTTTTCACATCTTTCATAGATATTTCTCCACTGCTTTCTCAATGATTGTTTTATTCCACATGAAACTAAGCATGCATGCGGCTTTGTATTTAGTCCATGAAAAGTCCATAAAACCAACTTCGATACCCTGCTTGCGTAAATGCTCAATTTGCTTTCCTGTAGCTCTCTGGTCGAGCCACCTCTTTGTTTTCTTTGCTGCACTACCATCTTCGATCTCACGCAAGAAATCATCTGCGGCTGCTGTGGCTTGTGCGCTACCGCCTACCGCAAGAACTTTGAATTGCACTCTCCCACTCTGCGTCTTGCCAAATGCAATAGATAAATCGCTTGTGTTTGCCACGCCCACAAAGCCATCAAAACCCATAGCCATACGCAAGCTGCTGTCACCAAACAAATCAATCCA